CTCACACACTCACACGCTTCATTGAAGCGCTATCGTAATGCGAATCATTCGCATTCTAGGCCCGGCGCTAGGGAATTCCCCAAGACTACTCTTTAAGGAAGGGGCAGAGCCCCTTCTGTTTCTTCTTGATATATAATATATTGTACAAACTCACCAATAGGACATTTCACCTTATATAAGTAAACCCTTATGCCGCATAAAAAGTCTGGTTTATCAGTAACTAACCCCGAATATTGGGAGTTAAAGAAGAAGAATTCTTTCATGGGGGACCTCCTGAAGGGAACCTATGAGAGGTTTTGGGGGAAATGGGTAAAGGAAAGAAAGCGCCATATCCGCAAACGTTTGATACTTTGAGCAGGAAAGCGGAGATGAGATTGAGAATTATTTCAGGGGTCTTATGAAACGAAAGAAGAGGAAGAAATGATTACCAGTAAACAGGAATTATTTATTGAGCAATTCTGCCTACATGGGAATGCGGCACGGGCAGCAGAGCTTGCCGGATACGCACACCCTAAACAACGGGGGCATGAACTCAAAAATAAGTTTGAACCAGAGATAGAACGCAGAACCAAGAAGATGATCATGGACTGCGTACCGGGGGCACTAACTCAGCTTAAAACACTCGCAGAGGGTGCGGAGAGTGAGTCTGTAAGACTCGGAGCTGTCAAGGACATCCTGGATAGGGCAGGCTTAAAGCCTGCTGAGAAGATTAAGACTGAAATCTCTCATGTAGAGACAGCGTCTACAGACGAATTAGAGAGAGAACTGGAGGCTCTTACCGGCACCAGCTCCATCTCTGAAATCCCCGAGTTAGTAAACTAATGCCTATCAGGAAGGTAAAGGGTGGTTATACCTTCGGCGGTGGTGTACACAAGACTCTGGAATCCGCAAAGAAGTCATATAAGGCTTATTTAGCCAAGAAGAACAGTAAAACCAAGCGGGGTTGAAGTACCTGAATAAAGACCTTGAGAGAAGAGCAGAGCTGGAAAAAGCGGTTGAGATAGCACGGGAGCTAAAGCAGCGCGAAAGGTTCAATAGGATAGACTTCTATGATCCATACCCATACCAGCAGGGCTTCCATGAAACAGGCCTAGAAGCCAACCAGAGGCTCTTAATGGCTGCTAACCGTATAGGAAAGTCCTATTGCGGGGCCGCAGAAATGTCCTACCATCTTACCGGATTATACCCGAAGTGGTGGAATGGCCGTAGATATAATTTACCAGTCACCGCCTGGGCTGGGGGAGTCTCAAACGAGACCACTAGAGATATAGTACAGGCGGAGTTATTGGGTTCCCCCGATGACCCGGAAGCTTTTGGTAGCGGCTCAATCCCTAGAAAATGTATAATTAAAACGGAAAGGAAGCCCGGCGTACCAAACGCAAAGTCAGTTGCCTTGATTAGGCACGTTAGCGGCGGGAACTCTTCTTTATTCTTTAAGGCATACGAAATGGGTGCTGAGAAGTGGCAAGGTAGGTCTGTAGACTGCGTATGGCTTGATGAAGAGCCGGGCAGGGAAATATACAGTCAGGCCGTAACCAGGACTCTGGACCGTAAAGGTATGGTTTATATGACCTTCACACCTGAATCAGGGATGACTGAGACCGTCGCATCCTTTATGAATAACCTGAAGCCGGGGCAATCCTTATCCAACGCAACATGGGATGACGCTTCGGAGAAGGTAATGTCTATGAAAGGGGAAAGGGGTCACCTGTCTGAAGAGGTGATGACCCAGATTCTCTCCGCATATTCCCCGCATGAGAGGGAGATGCGTAGGTACGGAAGGCCTTCTGTCGGTTCTGGCCTTATCTTCCCAATACCGGAAGAGAATATCTCAATAGACCCGGTCCAGATAGAGGAGCACTGGCCGAGGATAGCGGCTATAGACTTCGGTTATGACCACCCTACAGCTGTTGTATGGTGTGCATTAGACCGGGATACTGAAACATTTTACGTGTACGACTGCTATAGGATGTCAAAGGCATCCCCATCCGTACACGCAGGTTCTATTAAAACTAGGCCCAATTTCATCCCTATAGCCTACCCACATGACGGAAATCGCAGGGATAGCATGGGAAACCCGGGCCTAGCCGAGCAATACAGGAACCTTGGTTGCAACTTTCTGCTTGAGCATTTCACGAATCCTCCAGCACTGGGAGCAAACAAGGGCTCAAACTCTATAGAGGAAGGTATTATGGCTATGCTGCAATCTATGGAAGACAAGAAGTTCAAGGTATTTAATACACTTAACCAGTGGTTTGAAGAGTACAGGATGTATCACAGGAAGGAGAATAAGGTAGTCCCGTTAAGGGATGACCTCATGTCGGCTACAAGATACGCCTTCATGTCAAAACGGTTTGCCGTATCGGGCAAAGACCCAGCGTGGACAAAGGACATAGAATATAGGAATTATGGCATCATCTAAAATAACAGAAGAAGAACTCGTATCCAGAATACGAGGTGAAATCCCTGACGCTTTAGGTTATAGCGATGAGATTTCCAAGCAGCGTGAAATGTCTATGGACTATTACTATGGGCTTCCCTTCGGAAACGAGGTTGACGGAAGATCAAAGTTTGTAGACTCCACGGTATCTGACACCATAGAGTGGATAAAACCGTCTCTCATGCGTGTTTTCGCATCTGGCGATGAGATGGTAAAGTTCAACCCACACGGTCCCGAAGATGTGGATATGGCGAAGCAGGCTACTGATTACGTGAACTACGTCTTCGCTAAAGATAACAATGGTTGGGAAATTCTCTACTCATGGTTTACTGATGCCCTGCTACAGAAGAACGGCATTGTAAAGGTATGGTGGGATGAATACTCAGAAGAGCATCGAGAAGAATACCACGGGCTAGGGGATAACGAATTCAACTATCTGATTGAGTCAGAAGAGGTAGAGGTTATCCAGCACTCTGAATACACAGAGGAGGAAGCTGTATTCCACGATGTTGTGTTAAAGAGGACGAACAATAACGGGAAGGTTAGGATAGAGAACGTACCCCCCAGCGAATTCCTAATCTCACGCGAGTCAAAGACTATTCAGGATGCCAGATTCGTATGCCATCGGGTAAAGAAGACTCTATCCGAATTGAGGCTTATGTACCCTGATCAAGACTTCGGGGTTGAGGAACTTGGTAGTGGTGGAGACGATATGGAGGAGTTCTCCGCTGAAAGGCTTGCCAGATATAAGGTTGATAATTCAGCTTCTTACTGGGGTGGATGGGGAACCGGCGGCGCAACAGAGCATGAGGAAGCGTTGCGTGAATACTGGTTACATGAGAGCTATCTGAGAACAGACTACAACGGGGATGGAATCACAGAGCTTCGAAAAGTATGTACCGTAGGAGACTATGTTTTTGCGAATGAGGAAATAGACTCAATCCCGTTTGTATCAATATGCCCGGTAAAAATTCCGCATAAGTTCTTCGGCCTGTCAGTTGCAGACTTGGTTATGGACCTACAGCTGATCAAGAGTACCCTGATGCGTAACCTGATGGACAATATGTACAACCAGAACTATGGCAGGTACGCAGTTCTTGAAGGTCAGGCTAACCTTGATGACCTTCTTACTCAGAGACCTGGAGGAGTTGTCCGGGTTAAATCCCCCAACGCTGTCACCCCTTTGGCAACCCCTCCACTAGAGAGCTACTCATTCCAGATGCTGGAATACCTCGACGGAATTCGAGAGTCCAGGGCAGGTGTAAATAGACATACACAAGGACTCAACGATAATGCCCTTACTTCTCATACTACCGCTACCGCTGTTAATGCTGTAATGACCGCTGCCCAATCAAGGGTAGAGCTTATAGCAAGAAACTTCGCGGAAACAGGTGTTAAGGAGCTTATGAGGACAATATACGAATTGCTCCTCAAAAATCAGGACAGGGACCGTGTTGTTATGATAAACAACCGATGGGTAGAGGTACGTCCTGATTCATGGAATGATAAATACGACTGCACGGTATCCGTTGCCCTCGGAAACGGGAACAAGGACCAACAACTTGCACACCTCTCAAGCATACTCCAGTTTGCCAGTCAGGCGATGCAGGGTGGTCTTCCTATAGTAAACGTGCAGAATCTGTATAACATAGGTGCCGCCATGGTTAAAAACATGGGGTTCCAAAATGTTCAGGACTTCCTGACTGACCCATCTCAACAGCCACCTCAACAGCCAGAGGGGCCATCTCCAGAAGAGCAGATGAAGCAGCAGGAAATGCAGTTAAAACAGAAAGAGCTTGAAATAAAGGCCGCTGATGTTCAGGTCAAGCAAATGAAGGTTCAGCAGGAGGCAGCGGAAGCGCAAGTGGATGCACAGCTGAAGGCTGCTGAATTAGAGCTTGAGAGAGAGCAGAATCGGGCTGTAGCTATAGGAGATACATGATGCCAAAAAAAACACCAAATCAATCAAGGCAGAGGGTTCCCGTTCTTAAATTAGACCCGAGTGAAATCGCCTACTTAAAAGAGAACGGAATGTGGAAAAGATGGCAAAAATCTGGGTGGACTAGCAGGGGGAATTTTAAGCCTAAATGATTAACATCGAAAAGAACGTGTAGCAATAGGGAGAATATGAACGACGAGCAAAGGGAAGCGAAAGCTAAAGCCCTACTGAATGACCCGATATTTAACGAGGCATTCGACACACTAAAAAAAGATTTAATGAGCCGTTGGGATAACAGTGGCTCGAATGAATTGGAGGCCAGAGAATCAATCTGGCTTGCAATGCGACTGCTTGATAGAATTCATGGTCATATACAGTCCATAGTTGAAACTGGACACATGAACAAGGTTCTTAAAGAGCAACACCCATTCATTTAAGAGGATTTTATTATGGCTGAGATACAGCCACCGGCCCCCTCACAGGGGAGTGTGGTAGAAGCGCAAGAGGCGATACTCGGATTGCTGGACCCGGAAACGGATAAACCGAAAAAAGAGGAAGCCGAACCTACTGAAGTTGAAGAGTCTACTCCTGAAGAGGAAGACGAATCATTGGAAGAGGAGTCCGAAGAATCTGAAGAGGAGTCTGAAGAGGAATCTGAAGACGAGCCGGAGGAGGAAGAGGAATCTGACGAAGAAGAAGAAGAGGAACTTTATTCCGTCAAAGTAGACGGGGAAGATTCAGAAGTTACCCTCGACGAACTTATGAAAGGCTATTCACGCCAGTCAGATTATACCCGAAAGACGCAGGAAATCGCAGAGGAAAGGCGACACATGGAAGCATTGAGAAATCAGTGGGGAAATGAAGTTGCTGAGACTCAGGCCCAGCGTCAGCAGTACATAGAAGGACTTGGACAAATTATTCAACAGTCTATGGCTGGACTTGAAGAATTTGCAGGAGTCGATTGGGCAGCCCTCAAAGAGGAGGACCCATTAGAGTACGTAACAAAGAGAGATGACTTACGGGAAAGACAGGACAGGGTAAGGCAGTTTCAGGAGCATCAAGCAGCGGAATCCGCCAAGCAGAATGCCGAAATGCAAGCAGCCCACGAATACTCACTTCAGGATGAGGCTAAAAAATTAGTCGAGATAATTCCAGAATGGGGTGATTCTGCAAGCCGTAAAGAGATGACAACCGAACTCAGGTCTTATGCTGAATCAGCAGGATACAGCAGGGACGAGTTAAACAATCTCATTGACCATAGGTCAGTCATCATGCTTATGAAAGCGTATGAATACGACAGATTGCAACACTCTGACATAAAGTCGAAAAAGATTAAGAATAAACCCAGGGTAGTCAGGCCAGGTTCCCCAGGAACCAAGGCTGGAAATAAGAGGACTAAACGTACTGCACAAATGAAACGTCTCAGGGGGACAGGGCATATTGATGATGCGTCTGCACTCCTAGAGGATTTTATAGACATTTAACTAAAGGAGGGAAATGCTATGGCAGTTCCGTCAAATACCAGGGAAACCTATGGTGCTGTAGGCATCAGGGAAGACCTATCAAACATTATATACAATATTAGTCCAATGGACACGCCGTTTCTTAACGGTTGTGGAAGAGGTTCTGCGGATAACACTACGTTCGAGTGGCAGACAGATACATTAAAGACAGCAGCCGCTAATACCCAGATTGAGGGTAACGACTACGAGTCAACCGCTGCTACTGAGCCACGCCGTCTGACCAACTATACGCAAATCTCAGCGACACAGGTCCAGAGTTCAGGCACTGCTGAAGCCGTTGATTTTGCCGGGAGAAAATCCACGCAAGCCTACCAACTCGCTAAACGCGCCAAAGAAATGAAGCGCGATATGGAGTTTATGTTACTTGAGGGTACGGTTAAGTCTATTGGTTCTTCTGGCTCTGCTAGAAACACTGCTTGTTTTTCAACTTGGATTGGTACGACTGAGAATGCAACGTCAAATGTTGTTGCCGCTTCTACCGGTCTTGGCTTGACTAACAATGGTACAGGTTCTCCGGCTCCGGGCCCAGACGGTACTACAGAGGCTGGCACAGGTGGTGCTGATACGACAACCACTATTGCTTTGATTAACAATGTTGCTGAACGCATATGGAATTTGGGTGGAACACCCGATACTATTTTGTGTGGTGGTGTGGTAAAGGGCACTATCAGTAGCTCAACTGTTGGTGGCGCTGTAGTTGCTGAACCCAGAGGTGACATAGGTTCTAAAAACAGTATCACCGCCGTAAATGCTGTTGATGTTCTTGTTACGGACTTTGGTACGTTTAAGGTTGTCCCTGACCGGCACATACCTGCTACTCAGGTTGACTTTGTAGACTTTGATCTGTGGTCAGTTGACTATCTACGTCCTTTCCGTACAGAAACTCTCGCCAAGTCTGGCGACAGTGTAAAACAGCTTTTGATTGCTGAGTACGGTTTGCGAGCTAAAAATGGCAACGGAAGTGGTCAGCTAAAAAGCGCAATCTAAATAGTCTTGGTTTAGCCCCCTCCGGGGGGCTTTGCCTCAAAGGAGAAATAAGATGGCACATATTGGACAACCGCCTAGCAAAGGCAGCGCAACAGCTATCGGCCCAGACATGAATCCCCCGCCTTACGCAGAGGGGGAGCCTAAACTTAAAAAGTATGGGCCTGGAACAGATGGTGCTTTAGGGCACACAGATCATAATGGTTCTATAGATAACGTCATAAGTACGCAGGTTTCAAAGGTGGGAAAGGTTTATGGCTGGTAAAAAAAGTAAGTCTGTAAAACAGAAGCCAGCAAAACAAAAGAAGCCTATGACTTTTCAAGAAAAACTTTCCGATACAAAATCCCGAATGGATAAAATTGTAAAGGGGGAGGATCAGGGGTATCATTTAATATGACTGGAACAGTAGAACCTAATATGTTACATACTACTTTTCATTCAAGTGCGGATGAGAAGGAGTTTACTGTAAACACATATCAGGACGTAGAACCAGTTCTGGAGGAGAACAAGAAGTCCTATAATAATTATGGAGACTTGCTTACTCCCGGTAAAACTGGTGAAGGCGTAAGGGTTGCCTCTATACCGTTGAATATATGGACTCAATGGATGAAGGAAACTAATGGGGCAATAGAGAAAGATCATAAGCTTATGAAGAAGTATCTGAATGACCCCGATAATAAATATTTTAGAACTACACCAACGAGGGTTTAATTATGTGGTTATACGCATTCGGAGTTGCAGGACGCGCACAAACTGATACAGCAAACGGATACAGAATCTTAAACCAAAACGTATTCTTCTCAGCCCGTAACGTCTAATGGCGATTTCAAACTACAGTGAACTAACCACCGCTGTGGCTAACTGGTTGGACAGGGATGATCTGACGGATAGGGTTCCTGAATTTATAGCTTTAGCAGAGGCCCGGTTTAACAGGGTCCTGCGTATTAGGGCTATGGAGAACAAACAAACCGCATCTACTATAGGTGGGCAGAGGAATTATGCGCTACCAGCAAACTATATTCAGATGCGTAATTTTCAGATTAATACTGATCCCATAACAACTCTATCCTATGTAACGCCAGGGATATATGACAGATTATGGGGTGGAAGCCAAGGGGGGATTCCAAAGTTTTATACCATTATCACAAATGAAATACAACTTGGTCCAATCCCATCTTCGGTGATGACCCTTGAGATGCTGTTCTACAAGAAGTTCGACGCGATAACGTCATCTTCACCAACCAACTGGGTCATAACAAATGCTCCAGATGTATATCTCTATGGTGCTCTTCTTGAGGCGGAGCCATTTATTATGAATGATGCAAGGGTTGGTCTATGGTCTCAAGGGTTTGAAAAAGCTATAGCAGACATCCAACAGCAGGATAATATGGACAGGCATTCAGGTTCAGCTCTTCGTATAATGAATACCGGGGGTTACTATTGACAGCTCCTATTACATGGACACAGGCAACATCCCCTATAACATGGTCAGCGATAGGAATAAACTGGAACTCTACCGCTAAAGCTAATTCTGTAAGTGTTGGAGTAGAGGGTGGTTATTCGCTATCAAGCAGGGTAGTAAAGGCTGAATCCATATCTATGGGTGTAAGCGCAGGCGAGACATTGGCGGATAGCGCCACCTTTGCGGAGTCTGTAGCATTCGCGGCTGAGGCGTCTGGCACTACATTAGGCGGTTTTACTTTTCCGGTAAGTGTTTCTTTTGGGACAGATGTGGGTTATACCCAGTCCGATTCAGCAACATATAGAGATTCTATATCAATGTCTATGGATTCTGGTATAGTGAATAATCTTGTTCATCCCGAGTCTATAACATTTGCTATTGATGGCGGGATGTTTCCTGGGGAGTTTTATCAGGAGACCGTAACTATGGCGGCCTCACCGTCTATGGCTCTTGATTCAGGATTCTTATGGAATGACGTAAGCGATGTATCAACAATATGGACAAAAGTGGAGTACCCAAATTGAAATTCAAAACAACCATGATGGCCGAAGGAGGCTTAAAAATGAAAGAGCAAAAGATGATGAATCTTGGCCTCGAAAACTATTGGGAAGTAGTTTGCTACGACTCTAGTGGGGCCGAAAAATGGAGAGAGGAGAATAAGAACCTCGTAACTACAGCTGGTGCAAACCATATATTGGACGGCACCTTCAAGAGTGGTACTCAAATCACAAGTTGGTATGTTGGCTTAAAGGCTGCGGGAACCGCGGTAATTGCAGACACTATGGCCTCGCACAGCTCATGGACTGAGCTTGTTCATACAACCAAGTATTCTGAAACAGTAAGACAGACCTTGACCCTCGGGTCAATCACGGGAACAACCACAAGCACCTGTGATAACACCGCAAGCAAGGCTACCTTCTCAATGAACGCAACCAGCACGGTAGCGGGTGCGTTTGTCGTAAGCAACAACGCGACTTCTTCAGCAACTGCTGGTACACTTTATGGTGTTGTTGACTTCGGGTCAACTCGCAGCGTCATCTCTGGAGACACGCTGGAGGTTACGGTTACCCTTACCGCTGCATCAGCTTAATAGGGGGCTCCTATGGCTACAGAAGATGCTAGTTATATTAGCGAACTAAATGCTGCATACCCTGCCGACGGAGACCCCGTCGGTGAGGGTGGTGGTACGACTACGGGAACAGGGTCCACCAGGGGACACTTGAACATGATCAAGTATGCCCTGAAAACACAATTCAGCGGTTTAACGGGAACTACTGCGGTTACTGCTTCTGAAGCAGAGATGAACTTAATGGATGGATGTACCGCTACCACCAGCGAGTTAAACTATCTGGATATAGCCACTCTTGGAGAGTCTGCAAACTCCAAGGCCCTAACCCAGAATGCCACCGGTGAGATAATGATAGGGACCGGTAGCGCCTCAACTGGAGTCACCAGGGGACTGGCTGTAACCATCACACAAGGAACCTTAATAGACCTTGATACGGGTAATAACTTCTTGTGGACTCCAGCAGCAGCGGATGAATTCTCTTTCACAAATGAAGCTAGTGGAACCGGTCAGTCAGGATTTATTAAACTTATTAACCCTTCCGGCTATGCTATAACATTAGGGGGAGAGGTAAAAGCTGTCTCTACTTTTGCAACGGACGTTACTGTTGCCGGGACTTATCTGATTACTTATTTCTGTGACGGGACTAATGTCTACGTCTCAGCTTCCGCTTCCCTCGTCTAATGACCCTACTTCAGTCAGGTATCGCTAAATCTTCGGCTGCTGATGCCTATACGATAGACCAGAGTTTGAGATTCGACGATGGCAGCTCTCCTTATTTAAGTAGAACATTCGGAGCAGGAAACCAGCAGGTTTTCACGGTATCTTCATGGGTAAAGTTGGGGCCAAAAGCTTTAGGAACTGAAACGGTATCTCTATTATCTGAGTATACGGATGGTAATAATCGTTCTTATCTTGTCTTTGGGTCTTATTGCAGGGCCTTCAGTGAGAGTGGTGGTTCTGATGTGGCGAACTATTCAACAGATGCGACATTTCGTGATCCATCAGCTTGGTATCATGTTGTTTTTTCTATAGATGTTACACAATCGACAGCCGCTGATAGGGTTAAAATTTATGTTAATGGTGTAGAAGAAGACATAACTATATCTACTAACTGGCCCGAAGATACAAATACAAGATTAAACGGAGCTTCGATTCACTATGTTGGTCAATCTGGGGCTGCATCTAATGAAACTGATGGTTATCTTGCAGAGTATCATTTCATAGATGGTCAAGCCCTAGCCGCATCCTCCTTCGGCGAAACAGACTCCACAACCAACCAATGGAAGCCTATAGAGTACAGCGGAACTTACGGAACTAACGGCTTCTACCAGAAGTACGCAAGTACGGAACTGGCGAATAGTTTTGAGGATTCAAGTTCTTCAGATCACACCATAACTGCTAATGGCCACGTAGCTAATACTAGAGCAGTAAGAAAGATTGGTGACAGTTCTATAATATTTGATGGAACTGGGGATTATTTGAGTATCCCTGATTCTTCTGATTGGAATTTTGGCACTTCATCTTTCTGTATGGAAGGGTGGGTTTATAGAAGTGTTTCTGGTGGTCATGATAGATTTATGGGTCAAAGAGCTGATGGCAGTAATAGATGGTATTTTGATATAAGCACGTCAGATAATATTGGATTTTATATTCAAGATGGTGGTTCTGATGTACTTTATGCTTATTCTACGGGTGGTGAACTACCTCATGGTGCATGGCATCACTTAGCGGCTACTTGGGATGGAACAACATTTAGGATGTTTGTAGATGGAACTTCTGTAACCCTAACAACAGCTACAAGTTATGCTGGAACTTTTCCAGATATTGCATCAATATTAACTATTGGTGTGGTGAATATAAGCCATGCTGCGCAATACTTTGAAGGTTACATGGATGAAATACGCATCTCCAATACCGCAAGGTACACCGCAAACTTTACCACTTTCGGACAAGATGGTGGAACCATAGCGAACCCAACACCATTCACCGCAGACTCATACACCAAACTCCTGATCCACTCTGATTGGACTGGTGGTCTTGGCGCAGACTCAAGCGGAAACTACAATAAGTTTGACGTTACTAACCTTACCGCTTATGACCAAGTGCTCGACTCACCAAGCAACAATTGGTGCACCATCAATCCAATAACTCCCGGCGGTAGTGATCTTGATGAAATTCCATATGGAACTATTACCGAAGGTAACCTGAAGTTTTTAACTGAATCGACAGGTTATGGTTGCAACCAGACAACC